ATCTCCATTGCTTTGTTAGTAACTTCGATATCAGTCTTGTACCGTCTGCCCTCGAAGGACTTCTTACCAACATCGTAACTAGATAGGCTAGGCATATCTGCAAAATCCCCGATCTGTACAATCACATCAGGTTTCTTATCTACAAGATACTTACCTACCCATGTCAGATAACTAAGATCAACACCGTCCTTAACTTGGCAGTCCGGGATTATGGCGTGAACAGTCATCAGTCAGCATCCTTGTCTTCGTTATCTAAGACCTCTGCAGTAGCGATGTACTGTCCCGGTCCGATAGTCTCAAACAACCCATCACTCTCCATGTTGTAAGGGTCTTTGATGACAACACGATCAAGCACACCACTATAGCCAGAAGTCTCTAGGAACTTACAGAACTCATAGAGTACCTTGGGCCATGCAGTGAAGTCTGCAAAGTAGTGACGAACCTTGACAGTTGAAGCCTCTGGGTATTCTGTAGGCTCGTCTTCCTGAAACTCAGAATCATAAATGAATCGATAAACTTTACTCATGCTTGCTCCTTAATAAGTTAAAGAAATACTCTGCGTCTACCACAGCCAAGGGCTTATCTCTGTTTTGTTTGATGATGCAAACAGGCTCGTATCCTCCTGCGTTTCCTCTGGCTTGTTCGTAATAACCGTATACTGAGATAGCTGCTCTGGACTTGCATTCCAGACTAATTGGCAAGACCCGTCTGGCTGCTGGACTGAGTAGCAAATCCTCCCCGGAGACACCCATACTAACTGAGCGAACATCGTCTGCCTCCAGATTGAACTTGGCTAGTATTAGATCTCTTACCCACTTTTGCAGGTGTCTTCCTTTGGACTTGGCGCTGCTCGGTTTCAAGTGTCACATCCTTTCTTACTTTAATCCACTGCTTAGGTAGATGCATACGGGCATTGCTGTTGTCCATAGATACTGTATTAGCGATGCATAGTGCGTCATCTGTTTCATCAATAATCCAGCCAATGCTGTGGCAAAGGTGAACTTCTGCTTTAACATCTTCTTGCCATTCCACATCTGCTACTGCGTCAACCCACTGGACATACTGCAAAGGGCAGGTGACCAAATCTGGTTTTCGTTTCTTCGTATCCATAACAATTGTCCATTCTCCAGTACTCGTTTATCATCGTTGTCGTATGCTTCCAAGACTGCCTTGTACATATCGGCTTCGGTAATACAGTCCTGAAGAATCTTCTCAGCTTTCTTTGGACCTACACCCCGAAGGCCAACAATGTTATCAACTCTATCGCCAGTCAGTATTTGCGTATAGAAATGTTTGATAGCTTGTTGGTCATCGATCAGGTACTTCCTATCCTTAATAAAGTTGTAATGCCAACCACGAATCATATCAAGGTCTTTGTCGATGGACATGATGATATATTCTTCGATGTCTCCAATCTCATAAGCCTTGATACCGATAGCGTCATCGGCTTCCTGTCCTTCTACTACGATACATCCCCACGCCTTCTCAAGGTACTCTCGAATCAGACCATAGTGTTTAGGTTTATCTGCGGTTCGATTGCCCTTGTAAGGAGCGGTTACTGCTATGTCAGACCTGTAGTTCCCTTTGCCAGTGAGATACCCTTGGTAGTCGCCTACGTAGGGTTTCATCACTAGCTCTTCCATAAACTCAGCACACCGTGCCAAGCAAATCTTGTCGCTAACATCCTCGGAAGCGAATCCGATTCGATAGCAAACAATGTCGGCATCGATGAGTGCTAACATTACTTCTTCAAGAACGAAGCCATAGCTTCGAGAGCCTGTGCTGCCTGCTTCTTACTGGAGAACTCGTTGTCATTGATAGTGACAGAGCCATCCGAAGACACAGAGAACTTGAAGAAGTCTGAGCCCCATACTGTATGATTCAGACCATCAACTTCGACCTCAAACACAGACTCTACTGGCGACACCTTGAAGTTAAACTTAGGTGACGGTGCTGCTGCTTTCTTTGCTGTCATCTTCTTTCCTTTCTTAGAGAACATCATCAGCGGTTTCAACTGCGTCAGACCCTTCGTAGACAACCAGATCCGTCACAATCAACTTATTAATACCAATTCCTACGCCCTTCTTACCCTTGTAAGAATACTCATAAGGCTTGAGCAGTGCAATCCCTTTGGAGCCGTTGCCCACCTTAACAGTAACAGCCTTGCCTTCGGTATCCTCAGTCTTAATAGGATAATTAACAGATTTGGCGGTAATGTACTGTCCCTTCTCAGGCTGGGTTTCCTTGGTCATCACCGTAACACCCATGCCTTTTAAAGCCTCTACAGCGCCCTTGGTAAGGTTACAGAGATCTACCTGATACTTCCCTGATAGCTGGTTAGGCGTATCCAAGAAAGCCCACATAATCTCTGCCTGTACTTTAAGCGGTTTTAATTCCATTTACTTCTCCTTTTCAAAGTTTGAAATAATATTATACAGGACTCAGTGGAGCTTGTCAACATCTTTTGGATTAGATTTCATATCCTGAAACATCGCCATCATATAGGCAGTGCTGAAGATACTCTTTAGCTCTTCCATGTTACTAACCGATGTCTGCATATTGATAGTCCTGTCCTTTCGTACATTGATAAACACCACATCTTCCATGTCCTTCCAAAACTCATCTTCTAAGTCTAGTGGGTTTGTGCCCATGTCGTTCCTTTCTTGTATTCACCATCTAATGGACAGCGAAGCCCTAAGACTTCTCCTGCTTCCTTGATACTGCTTACTGCTAACTTACCTACTGCGTCTGCATCTTCCTGACTGCATTCTATCTGCCACTCGTCATGCACATTGGCTACGAAGTTGGCATTAAGTTTCTGCTGCTGGATCTTACTGTTTAATAACACCAGAGCCTGCTTCATCACTATCGCACCAGCACTCTGCAGGAGTGTGTTAAGTGCTGCGTGTGCGGAACGGACTTGTAGTTTCCTACCGTCCAAACCCGGAAGCGTCCCTTGTTCTGATAAGCGTTCAACCTTTTCTCTAAGACTCTTGAGAGCTGGAGTGTTGCGAAGAAAAGTACTGATGAGTTCCTGACCATCTTTTGCTGAACCACCAACAATCTTCCCGATTTTGGCAGGCCCCGCACCATAGAGTAAGGCATAAATAAATGTCTTGGCTTGCGCCCTTGTTTCCAAACCTGCAGCGAGTTGGTTTTTCGTGTGTACATCGCCTTCAACGATTTCTTTTGCATAACCTTCATCCTTCATATAGTGGGCCAGCATCCGTAACTCAAGAGAACTAGCGTCTGCACCGACAAGTACCTTACCATCATCCACTGTCCAGCAATCCCTGCACTCGTGGCCCCAAGGACTGCTACTACTAGGAACCTGAGCCATGTTAGGGCTGTGGTGCGTCATGCGTCCCGTGACTGCCCCGTTGGTGATGACCTTACCGTGAACCCTGTGCTCGTCAGATACAAACTCAAGCCATGATTCAACCTGAGCCACCCGTTTCTGAATGAGTAGGTACTCTGCGATCCTCTTAGCCTCTGGAATATCAACTCCGTCAAGAACTGATTCATCAACTATCACCGCTCCTTTCTCAGTGTGCTTAGTAGGTTTCCAGCCCTTCTCAACCAGCCTCTTTGCTATCTGCTGTCGTGATCCGGGATTGAACACTTCAACATCGTCCTTCAACTGCTTGCCAGTCTTCTCACTAAACCTCTGAGTGACAATCGGAGGAAAGATGGTTTGCAGCTCCTCTTCAATGTCAGACAGCTTACGCTTCCATTGTCCAAGCAGGCACTGGGCTTTCACAGTATCGAGTTTAAAGCCATGCTTTTCCTGCTTAGTAATGATAGCCTGCACCTTATGCTCCAGCTCAATAGACTGCTCAGAGAATCCTTTAAGCTCTCTGGTCAGGTACTGGTACAACTCACCACAGATTCGTGCGTCTTCATTACAATATTCAATCATCTCAGGAGTTAGGCCGCCCTCGAAATCTTCGAACTCCTTCTTGATTCGGTTTACGAGCTTTGCGAGATTGGCTAGACTGTGACCACCCTCTCTTGATGGGCTTGATAGTCTTGACATAACCAGTGTATCCCGTACTTGGCTCAGTCTGATCGAAGTCTTCCACACTCTGTTGAGCACGGGGTAGTCGAATGATATTCCGTTGTGAGCTACTATCAGCTTTGCCTGTTGAATGAACTTGTTGAAGTCTTGTGCGCTTGTCCATGTCCTTACTTCTTTAGTGTCAATGTCATAGGTACTGCATAACCAGATACGGTCATGCGCTAAGTTTGTTTCTATGTCGAGAGCAATGTTCATAATATAATTATAGCATAGTTTTAGTCATTAGTAAAGTTCTTCTCCTTTAGTTTGGCTTCGATGAAATGAATGGCTCTAAAGATGTTGACGTGTTTATTGATTATTAAATCATCTTCAACTTGTCCGAAGGCCACACTATCAAAGCATTTTATTATTTCATCATCAGTCAGCCCAACCCATTCACGCTTTGTGTGCTTGAAATAGATTGTCCCACCGCAAGTGCATTGAACGGATTGCCAAGGCTCATGTTCACGTTTTGCCGTTTCGTCGACACGTTCTTGGCTCATGTTTACGGCAGCGACATCGGGGGTAACTTCAGGGGTGACTTGGTCAGTCATAGTTCCTCCATAACAGTTTCGCTCATGCGTCCAGTAATCCGATCATAGTAGAGACCACAGGCTGGGCCAGTCAGTCCACTGAATCGGTTCTTCAATACCCTAACCCGTGTTGTATGACGTTCTTTCAGGTCTTCAGCCTGTCCGTTACGCTCCAGACCCAGCACCATGTCAGACAACTGACCAATCGATCCTGAGCCTCGTAGAGCAGACAGAGAGGTACTCGCGCCTTCCTCGTGTCCTTTACCGTCAGGTCTCTTCAGATGCGAGACACAGAACAAAGCAATGCCAGTCTCTTGAACCACCATCCGCAACTTAGTCATAATCTCGTCTAAGGCTTTTCGCTCGTCACCATTGTCTTGTGCAGATACCACGATACTAACGTGATCAAGAAAAATATACTTGCAATCAAGAGCCTTAGCCATGAAACGTACTCGTGTGATAATGTTGTCGATTGCAGTAGAGCCAAAGTGATCAAAAAGATACACACGACCAGTACCCAGTGTAGCGTCAAAAGAGTCTCGTAGTTCTTCATTCGTAACCTCGATGTCAGGTAGATGCAATGGCTTGTTAGCGTGTAGACTCATCAGGCTCTTGGCTGTCCGCTTGACAGACTCTTCCAAGAACAGCAGACCAATGTTGTCCTGAGTGTTATTGATAATATGATACACAATCTCACGCAGAAACTGAGACTTACCTAGTCCTGATCCAGCCGTGATAGTGACCATCTCCCCAGACCTGATACCATAGGTTAGGTCATTTAACCCACCAAAAGGGTAGTTTACATCAGACTTTTCCACTGGTTGGTTCACTAAATCCCACAATCCTGCACCATCAATGATTCCATCAGGTGTGAACCGTTCAGACTTCCACCAAGACTCTACGAACTCTTTTTCCTTGTTCTCTTGGGCGTACTCGCAGGAGTCTTTAATACCTGTGCGTCCTTTAAATATCTTGGCTTTAGTTCCAAGGACTTCAGCAACCGCATTAGCAGCTCCTCGACCCGCATCATCATTGTCAAAACAAATGACGATGTTCTCGAAGGAGTCGAGCCATTCGTAATTCGCCTTAATATCTTGGACTGCGTTGCCTGCGCCATTCCTAACAGAAACCACAGGGTACTTAGAACCCAGCATCTGATACGCTGCCGCAGCGTCAAACTCCCCTTCCGTGATAGTAACATACTTGCCTCCCTTACTGAACAACTGTTGACCGAAGAGAGCGCCTTTGTTCCAGTCACCCTCGATGCTGAACCGCTTGTCTTCCATGTTCCTACGCTTGAAAGCCACTAGAGCCTCTTCCTCGTTGTAGTACGGGAAATAGTAGTAGCCATCCTTGTTACCGATGCC